GACATGGCTCGAGTTCGGCTATGCCGGGCTGCGGGCGGTCATAGCCGAACAGGGGAAAATGCTAGTGTGGGTGGGCAAACATTTGCGCACGCCGGGGAATTACGGCCCGGAGAAGCCAAGAAAAATATGACAATCAAATCAAAAAGGCTCAAATATCATCCTGTGGAGCACCGGCCCTATGTCGCCCGCCCGGTGCCATTCGAGGTTCTCACCGGGCAAGTCACCACGCTGCACTACGACCGCCAGGGCGCTGAGGACGAGGTGCGCTGGCAGCGGAAACAGTACGGGCGGGAAGCCGAAATCGTGACGACGCCGGGACAGCCATGAAGCCATGCGCAGTGTGCGGAGAACCATTTGAGCCGGCGTACAAGCACGGCCACCAGCTATATTGCAGTGTGGCGTGTCGCAAGTTACAGCGAGGCCGAAACTTCAAACTGCGCCACACACGACACTATGGCGCAACGCACTGCGAAATATGCGGAGAACCCATCGACAATCCCCGCAACGTTCATAAACGATTCTGTGGTCGTCTATGCCGAAAAGCGGCACATTACAAGCGAAAGAGAGAAAAGCGAATAATCGGATTGGTGTGCAAAATGTGCGGGCAACCCCTAACCAGTACTCGCCCACGAAGCAAACGGTTTTGTTCAACCATTTGTGCCAAACAGTATCGTTATCGTCAGCGGCGACCGGACGGCATTCGATGCGGGGCTTTTGTCAGTTGGAAGTTTGGCAGTTCACTGGTTGCGCACCCGATAAAATTGCAGGGTGTAGTGGTGAAGCGAGACAGGGCGACGGCTGTAGTATTTTGCGCCGGGGCCAGCTATGAGGTGCCGGTATACAAATTGCGGAGGGCGGCATGACCACCGAAACAATCCTGCACGGCTACCGAATTATCATCGTTCCTTTACGCCCTGATGGATTGCCGCCATTGGTGGTCATTAGAGCGCCAGGTCTCGAGCACGGCGACATCTGGACCGTCGTTGAGTTGGAACATCGCAAACGTATGGCAGAGCGCCGCCTGGAGGTGCTAACGGCTGCGCTACAAATAGCGGCGGAATCTATGGAGAGAGAAAAACAATGCCACGCATAATCATTGCGTTTTTAATCGTGATAATCTGCGCCCAGGCATACACCCACACGCTGGCGCAGTCTGGCACCATACCAGGCGGCACAATCCCGCCCTGTCCACCGCCCACACAACGACCTACACGGACGCCAACGGCCACAGAGACAATGACGCCGGTGGGCACATCCACAGTTACGGGAACGCCAACAGGCGAGGCGACAGAGACAATGACGCCGACACCGACGATAGGGCAGCCGGCGTACTTTGAGGAGTGGTGGCTCGTGCCGGTGACGGGCGGGGAGGTGCAGCCATGATAGATATCGAACGAAAAGCTCCACTCCTGCCGGATGTATTCATTGATAACCCATGGCGTGCCGTTGCGGACGGTTATCTGCCGGCGCTCGCCATGTATCTGGAACATTACAGTTGCACGCCATACGCCGATGGTCGGCGCCGCAATCCGTTCAATCGAAATCGTAATTTGTTCATCGGCCCCGGAGAGAAAATGCCGCTGATGACACCACGCGACAATGCGCTTTTCGTCTGGCGTAAGTTCATCGACGACAGCGGCCAGCAAGGCGTCAACTGCGCAGTGTTTCGCAATCAATCAGAGTATCTATCGAGTCGCCTAATTGAACTGGCTTGCGACCTCGCTTGGCAACGCTGGCCCGGGGAACGGCTCTACACCTACGTCAATCCGGCAAAAATCCGCAGCACGAATCCAGGGTATTGCTACCTAAGAGCTGGTTGGACTCGGCTGGATTTGAGAACGAAAAAAAAGCATCTGATGATTCTGGAGGCACAACCATGATGCTTCTCTGCCTCGTGCCCTATTTATGCCTAGTAGTGCTCAGTGCATTCGTGTTTTTCGCCGCCTGTGTGGTCAGTGGGCGGAGGTCAGCCCTGCGCCCGGTCGTCGGTGACGGTAAAAAGTTCGGCCAGGGTGATGGGCATACCCTCGCCGGCAAAGAAATCGAGTAACTTGCCCATAGTGCGCAACTCTATCGCGGTCGCCTGATTATTGCGCAGCCTATCCCAGGTTTGGCGAGTGATGCCGGATTTGACAGCAACATCAGTCCAGTACAAATCAGAACTGATGTGCTTTTCAAGGTCTTTGATGAGACTGTAGATATTGAGACGGACGCTATGCATAGTGTGTTCTCCGTGATGTAGTTGTCAAGATGCATAGCCTAAGCGAAAAAATGAATAATCAAAACTGGTACTTGACAATAGTACCATACATAGTGTATGATAGTCCATACGTAGATAGTAGCGCAGCAATGGGGTGGCTCTCCATTGCAGGTATGCGCAGACGTAACGGGCGTGGCAACCGGATAGCTTTTATCACTCCTGTTTTAACCTCTACAGGTAACGCCACGACCGACTAGCCATCGGAAACGCCCGTTACTCGTTGCCTGTAGAGGTTAGCGCAGGAGATTTTGTTTTGTGTTCAACGGCAATCTCGCCGTTTTTCGATAAACTTTCAGGAGCTTCTAGCAATGTCACAAAAATTTAATCCCGCAGCCGTCGAAGGCATCGATCAGAATTTGCTCCCCAGCGATGGGCAGCAATTCCCCGTCATCTCGTTTCATTCCGGTGATCCCAAAATGAAAAAGGCCGGGGGCATCGAGTATCAAGGCGGCTGGTTTATCGCCGAGGAGGGCGCGCCCGCCGACATGACCACCTACGGCTGGACACGGGACTCATTCACTACCGCCAAGAGTGAGGATGTCAAGGGCTTCTGGGCGACCAAAATTGACATCTCGGTCATCTGTGAGCGTAAGCGATGGCTGGTTGATGGTCAACCCTTCGCCTGGGATGACTACGAAAAAGCAAAAAAAGCCGGCGATACAACCCCGCGCGGCCATCAGCAGTACCTCGTGTTACTCAAAGGCGCCGAAGACCTGGGGCCGTTCGTTATCGGCTTGCGCGGTCATGTTGGGATGTGTTTCAGCGGCAGCAAAAAATACAGCAGCACTGGCGTTTTGTCCTGCTTTAATCGAACAGTAATCGCCGCCGCCAATGCCATGACCAAGCCGGCCCGCTGGCACTGGCGCGCCTTCTGGATTACTGCCGGCGCGGCCAAGACCACCAAAGGCGAGCCGGCATTTACCGAAGTCGGCGTCGCCCCCAACACCGCCACCATTGTTCTGCCCGTCCCCCTGGGATTACCCGAAAAGGCGTCCGAGGTCAATTTGGATGAATACTATGTGGGCGATGGCCCACTTCTGAAGATCAACCAGTTGTTCGCCGAGCATCAGCCGTGGGCGACCGCCTGGGCGAGCTTCACCGGGACACGGCAAACCAATGGGAAGGCACCAGCCCCTGCTGGTGAACCAGTCGTGACAGAAGACGAGCTGGCCGACATGGGCGTCTAGCGCGATGCCGCCTGGCCTATGGGCTATACATAGGTCAGGCGGTCTTTTGGTCGGGTAGACCGGAGCAAATTATGGACGCCAGACAGGTCTTTGTCAAGCTATTTACGGACGCTGCGCAAGACACCCCCAGTCGCCCCAGTGTGCAAATTATTGACGGGTACTGGACACTCACAATAAAAGGCAACAGAGAAAAGTGGGCCGAAATGGTACAGGCGGCTTGCGCACCGCCCACGGCGGAGCAGGTCATCAGCGGTGATACGCTGACTGTGCGCTGGGTGTCTATCGCCGACCGCATCTTCGGTGAGGGCGGCATGATGGCGCAAAACCTGCCGGGTTACGAGGCGAGAGCGCCACAGGTACACATGGCCCGCCTATGTCAGCGCGCTATTGAAATGGGAGAGCCGGCCATTGTCGAGGCCGGAACCGGGGTTGGAAAATCTTTCGCCTACGCCGCCGTAGCGATGGCGATGAACAAGCGAGTAGTTATCTCCACCAGCAACAAGGCGCTGCAAGCCCAGCTTTACCAGAAGGACATTCCCTTTCTGTGCGGGCTATTCCCCGGCAAAAAGGTAACATTAGCGCAGGGCAAAAGTAATTATCTGTGCAAATTCAAATGTCAAGACCGGCTTGGCAACGTCACGATTGACAATTACACCCTTGCCCAGTGGTATCAGACCACCGAAAGCGGCAATATCGAGGAACTAGAATTCAACGTCCCCGGTTCGGATGTCTGGACAATTGATGAGGATTGCACCGGGCGGCGCTGTCCTTTCTATGCCTCGTGTTTCTACTACAAAGCAAAAGCGGAGCGTCAAGACGCCGATGTCATTATCTGTAATCATGCCCTGCTCATCCTAGATCGACTCTACCCACAGGCGGCCATCCTGCCCGGCTGTGATGTGGTGGTGGTGGATGAGGCCCACAAGCTGGCCGACTATGCTCGTAGCGCACTAGGCCATGAATTTACTCTAGACCGCATTTCAAAGGCGTTAGACGTCGCTTTTGAAATGGGCGCCAATACCGCTGACGGGCAGCGTCTGCTCCAAGAGTTTGGGGGGGACGTTGCCGCCCTGACTGCCGGCAACAAAGATCGGCAGATCGGCATCAAGCACGAGGATGAGTTTGCGTCAGGGCGACGGCTCGCCATCGAAATGCACGACGTCGCTGATCAGATATGGAATCCGGAGGATATGCCGGAAGACGAGTCCGGCATCAAGCGGGCCAAACGAGCAGATAAAATCCGCAACCTGGCCGACATAATCATGGGAGTTTCGCTACCCACTGCCGAGGGTCACGTTCGCTGGTTGGAACCGGAGCCAAATAAGCTGGTAAATGTGCCGTTTGATGTTTCTGCCTTTATCGGGCGGATGGCCGGTTTTGAGACCGTTACACCCGCCAAGGTTGACCGCACGGTCTGTACCCGGTGCGGTCGTACCCTCACCGCCAGCATGGTGCATACCCTGGATAGCCTGGCCTATGGCCCTGACTGCATCCGCCACGTCGATTTGATGGGCGATGCCGAGTTAATGCCTCTAGCAGAATGGCTAGGGCAAACCGAGGAACCGGAAGTCGGGCACGACCCTACGGCGATTATCTTTACTTCGGCCACTATCGCAGCGCCCAGTCTGACCCATTTTATGAAAGAGTGCGGTTTATCGCACGGCTTTCAGATGGTGGCCGGTTCGCCATTTGACTACGCTAGCAACGCCATGCTCTACGTGCCCAATGGCGAAGCCCCAGTGCCGACCAGCGCCGAGTGGCCAAACTACGCAGTGAACGATATGCGTCGTCTGGTAATGAGCGCCAAAGGTGGGGCCTTCCTATTGTTCACTTCGTATAGCAACATGAAGTACGCCGTCTCTGTGCTCAGGGATAGTTTCAAAGAGGCCGGGCTGAAAGTGTTCGTACAGGGCGAGTTACCGAAAGGGCAAATTACCAAAGAGTTCAGGAAGGACGGTAACGCTGTGCTGTTTGCCACAAAAAGTTTTTGGGAAGGTATCAGCGTTGAAGGGGCGGCCCTGCGCCTGGTGGTGATCGATAAGATGCCCTTTCAAGCGCCGTCGCCGCTACTCAAAGCAAGGGAAGCAGCGGTGAGCAATTCGTTCATAGAGATCAACGTACCGGAAATGGTAATCGACCTGAAGCAAGGATCTGGCCGCCTAATTCGGCGCATGGATGATTGGGGCGTGATCGCCTTGCTTGACAGTCGGGCCAGACTGAAACCATACGGGCGCAGTATGGTCTTGCCGGCCATGCCACCGGCCAAGCTTACTGCCAGCATCTACGAGGTTGATGAGTTCTTCGCTGATCGACGGCGGCAGGCAGTGGAAATCTTCCCTGCCTTGCGCCCGGATTTCCCCGTCGTGATGAATCAAGCCGTGTATGATGAGTTGGCCGAGCTTGGATTCTAACTATGCTAGAAGATGCGCTGCGCTACGCCGCCCTCGGCTGGTTCGTGTTCCCCTGCCACACGCCGTTCACCAAGCCGGGACACTCATGCTCGTGCGAATCCTATCACCGCAAGAAAAATATAGACTACGAGTGCTCCAACCCTGGTAAGCATCCGCGCATCAACGACTGGCAAGAAAAAGCCACCACTGACCCTGACCAAATTCTGGAATGGT